ATCCAGAAGGGACTTGAACCCTCAACCTCTACCGTGACAGGGTAGCGATCTAACCAATTGATCTACTGGATCAGGAAACAGCCGCATCAGCAGCTGATTAGTGTGTGAGTATTAGTACCTAGTAGGTATAGAAGGTAGTTGAACCTCTAGCTTGGAGTTGTACTGCTTCTCTCTGAGTGCATCATATGCATCAGTGAAGGTTGAACCAGGTCTGTTGCTTGAAGCGCTCAACCCAGTACGTGCAGTGTTGGTCAAATTGTTATTGACCCAAAAGCCAAGACTCACATCAGGATTGAATAGGACATTCAGGATGGCACGACGTGATACGTTCTCGTATTCGTAATGCTCTCCACTGTCCTTGAACTCAACCACTGCTCGACCGGCTAAACCGTCAACGTGTAATGACTTAACGCATGAGCTGGAACGAGTTGGAATGGTGATGTACATAGTTTGAATAAGTGAATAGGTAATTAGCACATGGTTAGTGCTAGTGTACTAGTAGGGATTTGATCCCCCGCGTCGCGCTTATCTAGTACAGAGCTTCGACACAATTAATTTGATTGTAGTCTAACTCGTAGAACTCACAGAGCTGTTCGTCTGGATCTTGGTATGTACCGTCGATGACCTCATATGGTACATCGTCAACTACAACGTCGATCTCTTCATGACCAAAGCGTGGTGAGTAGTTCCACTTGTAACCGTGCTCGCGGATGGTGTCCAACAGAGTTGGTTGGCAGTGGATGAGAATGGATGATGGATGCATAATTTAAAACTGAATTTCTACACTCTTAGTATAGTCTGTATTGGGCAAAACCACAAGCGTTTTGGTCAGATCGTTAGCATATGGACACATGCGCACAGATGGGCAGCGATTCGCAATAACGAATACTATTGAGAATGCCCCGCTCGCTTCGCTCGCTCGTGTCATGCCGTGTGGTGCTGTGTACTCCCGTATTCTATACCCGCATGGTGAGCGAGCACGTAGTGCGAGCGGAACCTTAACAGTATGCAACATGGGAATGATAATCATTTTCATCCTATCCGCTCGCTTCGCTCGCTCGCTAGGTATATATTAGTAGGTATAAATACTGTGCTCGCAATATTCCTACTATATAAAAAGAAATAAAGCTGGGATGCCAGTATTTGCAAGGGGTATGGGGGGTTTTGAGAATCGTTCTCAATAAGCTTATGACTTCAGAAATTTATGTCATTTTTTTAGACACTTTTTCGACTTTTTTCAAAATCTTGACTGCTTTCTTCCGAGAGAGACATGTTTGCGCCTTTTTATTTAATTTTAATAATTTATACTCATGTTTATGCATTAACTAGGAATAATGATACTTAATATTTCTGTGTGGTTTAAATCTAACGCTTGTTGATACCTATGATGTCCATCTCTAATTAAATACATATCATCATCACGTTTCTGAACAATGATTGGTTCATCAAGAGGATAATTATGATGATTTAGTATAATTCTACCAGAGCGTTTAGGTTTGATTAACTTAATATCTAATTTAACAGGAGGTATACTTAACTTTAACTTTTTAACTTTACTAAGAAAACCAAGTCTTACTTTAGCAGCAATATGCATACAGTATAATAGGGATGGTAAGAGATAAATAGACTCCGCTTCGCGCTTCGCGCTCCGCTTCGTGATGGGTTATGAGGTATGATCCAGTACCATCAAGTATTAAGTAGTTAAAGAGGAAGGAGTTGTCTAAAAGACGACGACTTCCTCATAGGGGGTTGGGTCCACCCTTCCCTCTCCCCTGTATAGGGGGGTTATGTTCAAACCCAAGTAGGGACGGGCTTTCCATCATCAAGACCTCTAGCTTTATCTCTTTGGTCTTTATTCATACCCATAACTATGTGATTAGCGCTGCTGTGAGGGTTCTCTATGAAGTCTTGTAGCATAGAGTTCCATTCTTCTCTTTTACGGGTGTTAATCGCCTCCTGAGCGCTTATAGAGAGGGAATCTGTGAAGTATTTAACACCTTGTGCTAGGCAATCGATTCTATCGTCATGTTTTACTGCACCTTTTTCACGGCACATGCGAGACATTTGGTAGAAGAGCATATACATGAGCCGTAGCTCTGGAGCTTCTTCTGGGTTGGATTTGTAATCCCACTCAATAACATCACGGTTGACAATAAGCCTATGCTGATTAAGGACAGGCTCCAAAGAATCGATGATACGGTCTTCCTTACGTACGTTCGCACGGACTTCCTCCACATCTATTAGTTGTTTAGTTTGTTGGAGATGTTTTTTAAATAGTTCTGAAACCATACCATCTCCAAAGTTAGTTTCTATAACTAATTTAGTTACATTATATTTCTTACATCCTCTAAGTATATTTAGCAAGGTATTGTCTGAGTACCCGTCTCTGTACGAACGCATTTCATGCAAGTAGAGAAACCCATTCTTTTGGGAAATATAAGCTGCCGCTGTTTCATCTGTTCCTCGGCCGCTTGGATCCACTGAGCATATTGTTTCTGAGTAGGGGGACCACTCCCCTTGTAGTTGCATAGGAGAGTAAAAGTAATCTCCTGGTAGTCCGACAGTGGGTAAGTCCTTGATAACGTTTGAGGGGTCTGAGCACCATATGCAAGCGTCGGGAGCTGTACTAGGATTGACGCTAGTGACAACCAAATCAGACATCTTAAGAGGAAACTTCTCAGCATCACTTAAACTCGTGTCGAGTTGAAATTGAAGCATGTAGTTAGAACGACCCATAGATGCTTCACGTTCTATTAGGTCTTCATTGTCGAATCTATCTGGGTCTGTTACATCCCATTCTTCTGCTCCTCCGTCGAGGTCTTCTTGGATTTGAGGGGCAAGGAGACCTTCGTATTTAGAGAGTTTGTCTTTTCTAGGGTATCGACTTGGCCAAACAAAGGGACGGTACGAACGCTCTGCCAACTTACGATAAACAGTAAAAGTAGTCTGAGGAGTCCCAAGATACATAATACGGCTATCGCTTTTGGGGGTAAGAATTGACTCTGCTTCCGTGCAGAGTTGAAGTAACTTTTCACGCATTAGCTCCGTCATGGAATTGCCGGGGACTTCTATATCGTCCAAGATCATCAAATCTGCGCGGCTCCCGGTT